GTGATAAATCATAGTATGAATAATATTTCTGCAGGTGTCTTTTTCTATTCTGAAACAACAAAACGTTTCCTGTACCTGTTAAGAAATGATAATAAGAATCCAGGTAACTGGGGTATACCCGGAGGTAAAATAGAAGCAGATGAAACATTGCTTGAGGGTTTACAGCGAGAATGCATGGAAGAAATAAATCACTTCCCAGAACATGCTAAACTTGTACCTATTCAAAAGTTTGTTAATAATACATTCACTTATCATACATTCTTTTGTAAAGTATCAGAAGAATTTACACCTGTATTGAATGATGAACATTGTGGTTACGCTTGGGTAGGTAATAAACAATATCCCAAACCATTACATCCAGGATTGTTTAATACAGTCAACTTTGATGTTGTTCAGAAAAAACTAAACGCACTTACAAAAAAAGCGACCTAAGTCGCTTTTTTATTTTAGCAATTTTGCTATCGTATCAAATCCTAACGATCCTATTACAACACCTGCCCCCATCATCATCCAGCGCCATTTTTCAAGCGCAGAGATTTTGTCTGACATAGACTTATGAGCACCGGCACTAGCATCTTTCATTTCTTTGAGAAGCTGGTGCGTATCTTCGTTGTTCCTCGCAATACAAGCATTTACATCTTTGATATCAGCTTTGATTTCGCTGATATCATTTGTGATATTTTGTACCTGTACTTGAAGCACTGCGATGTCCGTTTCAGTCTTTGGCATTTTAATAGTTTTCGCTACCATCATGATTAAGCATTAGCAATCGTAACGATTGGGTTAGGCTGACCGTCGTATGTATTAGCGGCGTATGCTGTGTTGAATGTAGCGATAACATCAGGGTTAACTGTGTTCAATACCGCAGTGCCTGTTCCAGTACCAGTTGCTGTAGCAATGAATGAAACACCTGTCATATTAGATGCCGCACCACATACTGACCAATCTGTTGTACCAGTAGAGTAAATTGTATATACTGTACCTACACTTAATGAACCGGCTGCAACTTGTGCTGGGAACACTTCAGAATTGTAATCATTAACACTTGAAACATATGCTGTACCAGAGGCTGCATCAGTAGACAAGATGTTCATTGTGTTTGGTGTCAATGCTGTGTTAGCAACATTTGCCGTATAACATGGTGCGATTAAACCAGTTGTACCACCTTTAACTAGGTATTTTGTTTTACCTTTTTGACGAACGATGTAACCGGCTTCATCATCAGCATAGATAAAGGCTGCGCCTGTTGAAGCTACGGCTGCGTTTGCAACTAATTCAACAACATCTTGTTGTGCGTCTGGTGTACCAGTAGCATTAGACAAGTCAACTTCAGCACCGGCCAATGTTGTAGAAACAGTGAATGCGGCTGCGTTAGCAATTGCTTTAACAAAATAAACTTGACCAGCAACTAGACCACCCAAGTTAGCAGTAAATCTTACTGTACCATTAGCAAGCAATGTTTGAGCATTACCTGAAGTACCAATGATGTTACCTGTATTTTGTGTGTTAGCAACAGCAACTGTTGTCAAACCGGGTACTGTGTTTGCAAAACCCAGAGTTGTATAATCAGTAGTTGTACCATTAATGTTTGCACTTGCCACCTGAATAGCAGAACCTACACTTAGTGTGTTTGCCAAATCAGTACCAATACCAGTTACATAAGCGGTATCAGTGGCAGAGTACAATGTACCTGTACCATTAATACCAATAGCAACACGTGTTAAAACTTGACTACCAACGATTGATGTGTTACCACCAACTACGCCGTATGTGTTAGCGTTAGTTGCAGGGAAACCTGCACCACCTAGTGGGTTGTTGAAATATGCATCAACTACACCAACTGACATTAATACTGATTCACCTGTAGTGTCAGTCAATGTTGCCATTACACGTGGTTGAACACTTAAATCTGTAGCTGAAACACTGAATGTAGTGTTAGATAAAATTGTATCAACATAATATGTTGTATTAGCTGTTAGACCACCTACGGTAGTAGCTACTACGAATGGCATACCTGAGGCTACACCAGTTATAGGAGCGGTTGTTAGATTTCCACCTGAGATTGTGACGATACTGCCTGTTTCTGCGGTATCAGTGATTGTTAAGACTGCTTGAGCCTTTGAGATTTTTAGAGGACGTCCCATTTGTTTTTCCTTTGATAAAATTAGCGGGTTCTAGCCGCTACGCAGTGGGTTACTGCATAAACTTACAGAATGCAAGTGTATTATATATTTATCTAAAAGATGTATTATTGAGTACCAGTATTAGCGTGAGGCATACCAAGTTCACTAATACTAAACTCTGTACCTGCACTTGCATTTGATCCAGTTGTAAGAAATGCTACTACATTGCCTTGACCACAATAAACACTATTGAAGCTATCGTTAGCAGAATAAATTGCTGACTGTTGTGTAGCAATTGCGTAAGGAACACCTGCATTATTATAAGTGTATGCAACATTTGATAGTGCTACTCCTGCGTTAGCAGTAAGCGTTAAACTAGTAGCGTTTGCAATACTTGATATGATTCCAACTGTTGTTCCAGTTGTGTTACCTATCCAACCACCAACTTCAAGTTGAGTATCAAATGCAGTACTTACTCCAGTGACTGTTGCACTGTTAGTTGCTGCCGTTGCTGTTCCGGTGCCTGCTACTCTAGGGTAACCGGTAACCGCGTGAATACCTACACCCGTAGTTGCTATTCTAATCTTGTCTGTAGCAATATTAGCTGATTGTTGTGATACTAAATTACCCGTATATACGTATGATGCCATTTTATTTTCCTATTATTTTAAAGTCTGCCGACTGCTACTTCAATGATACCCTCTATGCCATCAAAGTTTTCTAATGATTTACCAATGACAGAACCTAGTACCGGGGAGGGTGCTGGGCAAGCAAAACCGTAACCTGCACTTATAAGCATATCACCTTTTTTAATATTACCACGTACTTTGCAGGGAACACGTCCTTGCAAGGCTAATGCCACTGTATATTCTCCAACACATGCGCTATTCATTACATATGCTGGATTAGTAGATACGATGCCTGCAACTTTTGTTGTTCCGTCCTCAGCAATAGTAACTTCTTTATCTCCGCCAAATGCTACCACTGTACCCGGTTCGTATGGTGCATCCGCTTCATAATATTCTGCCAAGTCAGCATAAGTTGCTACTAGCCTAGATCCGGTACTTAATGACCAATTTCCTGTGATATTTCCTGCGGTAGTGTTCGCCCCGGTAGTTAATGTACCTGTCTGTACATATCCTGTATTTGCTATTACATTTACTCCGGTAATTGTTCCATTAGCACCTAAACTTGTTAATGTACCAACACTAGTGATATTTGGTTGAGCATTAGTTGTTAGTGTCCCTGTAAAGAAATTGGCTGTTGCTAAATTACCCAAGCTAGCATTTAATGAGGATATATTGCCTGTAAAGACACCTGCAGTTGCCCCAATATTACCAACATTGGCATTACCTGTTACGACTAAACTGTTTAAGTTACCAACACTTGTAATGTTACCTTGTGCATTTGTAGTTACCGTACCAGCTGTAGTTGCACTGCCTGCGGTTGCCACACTTAAGTTAGCAACTTGAGTTGTACTCGCTACCGTGAACGGGGCAGTACCTGTTGCAATATTTGATACTAAACGACTTGCCGTTAATGTACCTGCCGATCCTAAATTCCCGACGGTAGCATTACCTGATACCGTTAAGGTAGTAAGCGAACCAACTGAAGTTATATTTGGTTGTGCATTAGTTATTAATGTACCAGTGAAGTAATTAGCAGTGACTAGATTACCTAAAGATGAATTTCCTGGTACTGCAAAATTTCCAGTTACCTTATCAAATGTAAATCCTGCATTACCACCAAATGTGCCTGCTTCATTAAATTGAATAGTAGAAGTTGAACCACCGGGTACACCTACTCCACTACCAGAACTAATAATTGATGTAACAATTGCATTAGGAGAATTTGTGTAGGTAAGTGAACCTAAAGTAAAGGCTGCGGCATAGTTTGCTACATTTGCACTAGAGAATAATATTGTATTACCAGATGAAGGATAATCATTTGCTAATTTTACATAAAAGATAGATGAATTTAAACTCGTATTACTAACCCCATTAACACCGGAGATAGTTATCTCCGACCCGTTAACAAAAGGTGTTGTATTGGGAACTTTCATTATAACTGCATTAGCTAAAATTCCTAATGTATTTGATGTGTCCCTATAAAAATCAGAAATATTTGCTAAAATAGTTCCTTTGGGGGTCCAACTTAAATTTCCTAATCCATCTGTTTCTAGTATATATCCAATGCCGCCCGAGCCGCCGATTTTAACGTTAGCAACATCGCCTAAATTTACCAGACCACCTGCATTGCCACCTGCATTGATCCAATTATTACCATCAAATGCTAATACTTCACCAATACTATTGGCTGCTACATTAGCGTTAGCAATATCAACATTGAGGTTACCATAAGATCCGTCAATTTGACTAAAACTAATATTCGAATAGGATGTTAGTACTTCAATATTTTCATTATAAGTGTTGGCATTACCAGTACCACCTATAAATAATCGTTTAGCATCATTTGCCCAACCGAATTGTGCTTCATCTAGTTGTGGCAGGTCTACAAGGTTACCTGAACGTTGTTGTATTTTCGATATCTGTATAATGGCCATAAGTGT